TGAATGGTGGATTAATTTTTCCGTGATTTGGTGTGTCATAAGGTGCAATTGATTCTGATCCTTTCTGAACAATGAATGGATTATTTCCAACCCTTGATTCATTTGTCATTCCTTTGTTTGGCAAAAATCGACCTCTGGAATCTGTCTTTCTGAAATATATTCTTCTTAACCAGCCATGTCTACAATAGCAACCTCCAGAATGTAAAAATAAATCGTAAGAAGATTGTCCTTTTTCAGCAAATGATCCATTTACACTTGCTTCAGACATTGCAACAATATCTTCTTGCCTCCATTCCAAACCAGTTTTTGACCAGTTCATCATTTTATCACAGAATTCCCTTGACTTATTTCCGTCTTTGTTTGGTACATTGCTTGTCTTCTGATATGAATATCTGACTTTGTATAGTCCAACATCACCAAAATCTGATTTCTTATCTGCATCAGCCATTGATTTTGTCGGCATCTTGTTTGACTTTGCAAAGTTTTTTAAATCTTTTTTTGATTCAATTTTATCTTCAACCAGTAATTCCCAAACATCATCATCATTCTTTTCAGCACAAAGTTCCAATTTAGACAAAAGTAAACTTCCATGTTCATCACTTAAAAATGGTCTTTTATCTTTTTTTTTTGCTGACATTGTTTGAAGTAGTTGTTCACCAGATCCAGAAAAGAAACCCTCTGCGACATCCAAAGGTAATTGCAAGAACTGAACTAAAAAGACAACTGCTTGTTCTGGTGTCAAAATACCCTCTTGAACCTTTGCAACAATATCAATTGCTGAACTAATTTGCGCGCCATTGTATGAAGCATCCACTTTTTCAGTTTCTGCTTCTTCAACAACACCACCAACTTCTTCTGAAATTGTTGCATCTGCATTTGGAATCACATCTGTGACAACTTCATCACGAACAACCTCTTCTTCTGTATTGGTAAATTCAGTCTTGAATAAATCAAATGGTTCAAAGAATAATTGAAGATTCATTCCATCTTCAGCCATCACAATATTTAATGCATCTGTGATTATATCTCTGAAAGGATTAACAACTGTCTGTTCAAATAAGGCTGAAGCCACTTGAAGTTCTTCAGCATTGTTTCCAAGTCCACCACCATCAGCATTCACACCAAACAATCTTGGTGAAACAACTCTGTTTCCAACCATGATCTTGTTTGTGATTTCTTTACTTAAAAATTCATATTGCTTGTCTGCATCACTTAATGGAATAGCTGTAATTTCTGGTGTTGTATCTCTGCCATCAGAAAATGTGCAAAGAAACTTTCCAGCATTTGCAGAACCACCAAGTTCAGCTTCAATTGTTCTTTTTATTTCTTCACGTTTTTCCCTTGCTGGAATACCATTTGCAAAGTTTACAATAAAACTTGGTGCAAGACCATTTTCGATCTGTGACAAATGGAATTGTGCAACATTCACATCAAGTTCAATGTAATTCCATGCACCAATCCAATCTGGTTTTGGATAATAATATGATCCAACTGAATTCATTTTCACACAAAGAACTTGATTTGGATAAGTTGCTTTTGCTGATGGATCAAATGATTTTAATTCTGTGTATTTTGCACGTTTTCCGTCTTGCCAGTTATGGCTGTGGTAATACCAATCAACCTCACCATCTTCATCTGTGTGTCCACTTCTCATTGTTTCATAAGGTAGCACCTCCAGGTCCACAATTGATTCCCTATCTAATGAATAAGACATTGAAATGTAGAAACCACCATGCAATTTCAAATCTGTACACATCAATTGAATGTCATTCTTTCCAATCTTTGTGTTGATCAATGAATTGAATCTTGCCCAATCTTCGGGATGTTCTTCTTTGTTATGTGCATCAATTCCACCACCATAAATCCATGATGAAATTGAATTCACCAATGCGTTTTGTGTTGCAGAATTTTGATACAATCCAATTGTGTGTTGTGGAAACAAGTTATCTGCTCCATACCAAATGAAATCAGATCCTTTTTTCACTATTTCTTGACTGTCTGTAAGTGAATAGGATTGCCCCATTGCTGACAGATTGAATGCTTGTTTATCCATTGTAAGAAATTGTTGTTGGTATTATTAATTCATCAACTCCAGATGGAGCATTCTGGAAATAGTCATTTGTCCAATTGTCATTGTGAACAAGTGCAATTCCATTTGTCACAAGTCCAGCAATTACAGAATCATCTTTGTTTGTTGCAAGTGCATTTCCAAAATATATTTCATAATCAAATAAACCAGTTGTGTTGATGTTGATATGAAATTCTTCAACATGATCATCTAAATAAATAGAAAACTGTCTGCTTCTTGGAAAGTTGTTTTCCATGCTTTTCAACAAAGACCAATATTCTTTTTGTGTTGTTTGTTCAATTAATCTAATATAGTAAGAATTAGGTGTGTTATCTGAATTAAAGTTTGGTGTGAATTGATCATCTCCAATTGTATTGGAATAAACCGATGAATAAACATCTAAAGAAACAATATTTTCAAAACCATTACTACTTTTCAGATGCAACATTCTTCTTCTTCTTTTTAATTGATTCTAAATAATTGGGATGATTTAATTTTAAATAATCCATCACCCGATCTTCAACAACTTCTGAAAGATATATTCTGACTGATCCTTTTATAATGACTTTGTTCAGCCATTCTTTTTTTATTTTCATAGTCTAAAGATATAAAAAAAAGGCGATGGAATTAACCACCACCCTTTTTACTGATTAACCAAAATCAAAACTATACTTGTGGAGTATCGTATTGTGTAGCATCTTGAACTAATGTTCCACTTGTCCAAGCTTTCATTGGACTTGTGGTTGAAGAACAATTGTATGCTGGAACTGGTTCTGCACCAGTCATTTGCAATACATATCCAACATAATCACCATATGCAACATCACCTCCGTGCGCATAAGTTCCACCAGATAATTCAACACCATTTTCAACACCTAATAAATAATAAACTCCATTGTTATCCAGAACAATTATTTGCCATAATCCTTCAACAACTTTCTGCATCCTTGCCCAAGATTCTTCTGAATCATGTGACATGTGCAAATCCAAGTCTGTTTGATATGCAACTGCTCCACCTTTACCAGTTAAAATTGTCTGATTGAATGAAGACAATTGTCTATCCAAATCAAATTCAAAGAAATTTAAAGATCCACTTGCTTTTGTTGTTATATCACTAACAATACCAGTTGATGGATCTGATGTCACATCAATGATTGATTCTGCATCATAATAGTTTGCAAGAAATACTTTCTTTATACCTCCAACTTGTCCTTGACAGAAATAACCCCTTCCAGAACTTATTGTACATCCAGCCATTTTTTTTCTTTTATATATTAATAAAACAAAGAAAGGGAAAGACTAAGTCAATAGCCTTTCCATTTTCAGTTGTTTATACGAACCAAACTGTGTCTGCAACTACTCCAATTGCAGTACCTACTCCAAACCTCATTGTGATTCTGTAATTGTCAGAACCATCAAGTGGTGTCATATCAATTGCTTGTGCCATTGAATCTGAGTCAGCTGTTCCAATACCAACAAACACATTGTTCTTGTTTGCAACAAATCCTTCACCAGAAGCGATTCCATTACAAGAAACAAGTTTGTATCCTAAGAATTTAGTTTGTGGAGCTCCAGCAACTGCTTGATTGTAACCATCACCAGTCTGTCCAACTGCTAAGTTGTAAGCTGAAATAGTAACTGGATTCACATATAAATTTGTATTCTCAAAGTCACCAACAATTCCAGCTGGCAATGCTGTGATCATTTCTTGAAGACCAGCAAGAACTGTTGCAGACGCATCAATTGCATTTACAAGTGCAGTTGGTGCACCTCCAGCAGCTGCTTTCTTTTTGAAACCATTAAAAGCAGTATATACTGCTCCAGCTGTGTCACCCATCCAAATATTGTTTTCAATATCTGCTTGTACAAATTTAGCAACATATAAAAGTATTGCATCAGCATAATCATCTGGAACACCAGAGTTTATTGAATATGCATCACCTTGCCACCATGTACGGAATTCACGCTTACAAAGTTGTAAGTTGACCATTTGATCTGTGATGTCCAAAGAAGCTTCTTCAAGTGTAGTTGTTGCAGTAACATCAAAATCACATGCTCCAGCTTTTATCAATGCAGCTGCACCAGCTCCAAATGACATTCTTGGAATGATTGCTTTGTATCTTATTCCATCTAACAATGTAACATTACCACCATGTAAGGTTGGCGCAGATATTACAGCAGCATGAATATATGGTAATGCTAAATCACCAGCATAAGTTGATGTAGGATTTAATGGATTTGCCATCTTATTTGTTTTTTGTTTTGTTAAAAATTTGTAGAATTCTATCTTCAGAAGTTAAAGCAATTTTCACTTCTTCACGTTTGTGTGATTTTGGTGTGTGCTTGAATGATTTTTGTGCAGACAACTTCTTTACTTTTTCAAGTTCTGTGTTGTGTGCTTCTGTCATTTCAGCAAGTTTTTCAGCAATCTTCAATTCAACTGCTTCTGTGATCAACTTGCCTAATTCAAAACCATCTTCTTTTGTCATGTAAGTTGACAAATCAAGTTCTTCTTTTTCAGTTGACATTTCTTCTTCAACTGTTTCTTCTGAATCAGATTCTGTCTTCATGTCAGTCACTTCACCATCGACAACTTCTAAAACACCACCATCTTGCAATTCATAAGTTCCAGATGGCAATGCCATTTTTTCATCATCTTCGCCTAATACAAAGACAAGTGAACCCTTTTCAAATGAATCAGAATCAGTTGCAATTTTAGTTCCGTCAACAAGAAATGCTTCAGCCATCATTTTGACTTCTTCAGAAAGTTCTTCTTTATTACCAAGAAGTTCTTTCATTTTGTTGTAAAGGTTTTCCATTTTTTGTTTTTATTTTCCAGTAGTTAAAAGATTTTATTTACGTTTTTTCCTTTCGCTTAAAATTGCCCTTACTTTTGGGATGACTGAATTTGCAAGAACTCTGTTTTTAATTGTCATGTAAGTTTCACTTGATGTCTTATCATCAATTGGATATGTCTTTGAATACCTTGATTCTGCTTCATTTACAATATCAATGATTTTGCTAATCTTCAAATCTTCTTGACTTAATGATTTTGAACTTAATTCTTGCATCTTATCAGTAAAGAAGCCTTCAATACTAAATCCAAGAATTTCACCATCTTTCACTTTGTTCCATATTTCATCATTGTCAACTTTCATTGTGACAAACCATGTTCCAATTGGACAATGTTCAAATCCATATTTTACAGATTTATCAATTGAAAATTCTTTGATCCAAGATTCAACAACACAAATTCCATCAATTTTTGATTCATGTTCAAGTGTTGCAGATTGCAGATGATTTCTTTTCATGTATAATTCAGAACACTTTTTGATTGTGTCTTTTGAAAAGTAAACATGATAATCAGAACCATCATCATCCAGTCTGAAGATCTGTTTATTTGGAACAAGTGCTGGTGCAATCAGAAGTCTTTTTTCTTCATCTATCTTTGCAAATTTCAAATCCTTTTGTTGCTTATTTAATGCAACCCAATATTCATCAATGGCTGGATCTTCAACCAATGAAATTGCGAAGACACCATCTTGATCTTCTTTCTCTTCTTCTGATATTATCAGCTCTACAATTTTTGTCATTTGTTCTTGTTTTTAAAGTGTTGCTTTTTGTTGAATCATTGTGTTAATTTGTTGTGAATTTGTCACTTGTTGTTCAACCACGTACGCTTGAACTGGTGGTGTTTCTTGTCCAAACTGACTATTGAATTGCTCTGTAATTGATGGAAGTCCAGACAAGTCTGTAAGTGATTCAGCACCACCAACTGATCCACCAGATGGAAGTGAACCCCCACTTGGAACTTGTGCGCTTACTGGCTTCTTGGTTTTTACTGATGTGATGTTTTTGACAGCTTTCAATCCAGCTGCCAAAGTCAATCCAGCTTGAATGTAAGAAATTGGTGGTGGTAATTTTAAAGCCTCTGTCACACCAGTCCAAGTGTTGATTGTTGCTGTTGCAATTCCAGTTGCTTTTGATGCTGCTGAACCCTCTTCAAATAGATCTCCAGCCATTCCAATTGTGTCTGACAACATTTGAACATCTTGCTTTCTTGCATCTTCTTTTGCTTTTGCTAAATCTTCAGCTGTCTTCAAGTCTTCTTCAGCAAATTTGTCATTTGATTGCTGAACTAAGTCATTGTATTGTTTGGTCAATTCAAAAATATCTTCACCAGACTTTCTTGCAAGTTCTGCTTTTGCATCATAATCTTGTTGAAGTGCAAGAAGTTCTTGTTCCCTTTCTCCAATTGTTGCAAGTGCAAGTTCTTCTTTTGCAGTCTTTAATTCATCAGCAAGACCAGCTTCATTTGTTAATTGTTCAGATCTAAGCCCAGCAATTCTTTCATCAATATCAATCTGTTCAAGAAGTGATTGTTGATATGCTGTTTGTAATTCAACTGATGTTTTATTTGTTGAAAGTTCAAGTTCTGCAATTCTTACTTTTTCATCAACAATTGCTTTTTCTTTTGCAGTCTGTTCTTCAAGTATTTTTCCAAGTTCAATGTTTGCTGAAATTCTTTCTTCAAATGTAAGTCTGACATCATCTCTGATTTGTCTTTGTTGTTCTGCTTCAAGTTGACTTTGTAATTGTTGTTTTGCTCTTAATACTTCAAGAAGTTCTTCATTCTTCTTTGCGTCTGCAAGTGCTTTTCCAGTTGCTAAAGAACCAGCAATTGAAATTTCTTTAATGCCTTCTGTTGCTGTTTCAGATGCTATGGACACAACTGATCCAATTTCAGTCAATGCTTCACCAAGATTGTCTTTGATTGATTTACCAGCATCAACCACTTCATCAACAACTTCTGTCAAGTTTGCTTTTGATTCAAGTATTTTTGCATTTAATTCATCAATTGTTTCTTGATCTTTTCCACCAAAGAATGATTGTTCCCATGCCAATGCAGCTTCTTGAAGACCTAATTGAATGCCATAGAAAGCAGCCTTGAATGGAAATAAAACTGAAGTCACAATTCCACCCATGACTTTTCCAAGTCCCTCGAATCCCTCTGATGATTTTGAAACTGCATCAAATACATCTGTGACAACTGATGTCACTTGATTGAATATCACGCTTAATGTTTCAGTTGCAATTGCAACCCCATCAATCACAGTTTGATTCTGCATCATGATGTCTTTTAAAAACTTGAAAGCTTCAATGATAAGACCAACACCAAGTGCTTTCATTGCAAGTCCCATTCCTTTGAATCCTTTGCCTATTTTACCAAGTGCAGATTCTGTCCCTTTTCCAGTTTCTTTTATGTCTTCAAGATTCTCATTTGTTTCAGCAAGTGAATCTTTTACAGCATCCAGATCCTTTGAAATCTTCTGAACATTGGTTTTGAATTCTATGTCAACAACTATCTTTTCTGCCATCCTAATATTCTTTTGAATTCATTCATAATTGTATCATGGTTCAATACTTGTTTTTCATACCATGATAATGTTTTTACTCCATTGTATGTTGTTTTTGACATCAGCCTTACAACATCTGGAATAATATGACAAGCACCAACCCAATATCCTCGCATTGCTTTAAAGTCAAGGATTTGAAATTCAGACAAATCATTCTTGTTTTCTGTTTTGAATTTTATGTGTTCCATTTTGATTGGAGATAATTTTGTACTTGTTGAGTTTCTGAATCAGTTAATTCTAAATTGTAGACAATAATTTCATGTATTTCACCTCTGAATTCATTTCTGTCTGAAGTTCCACTTGATGAAACAACAGCACCAATTGAATAGATGTCAGATGTTGTGTTTGTTGCCGATGAATTTGGATCTGTGTTTTGTTCTTGATCAAGAATGTATTGTGTTGTTCCAGCAGGTCTTCCAGTAATTACTTGCCTTTCAAGAACTGAAACATTATTGATGGAACAATTTTAATTCTGACTATTATTGTTTAAGAAAGCTGTTGAATTGCTTCCTTGACCTTGTGTGACATTTATTGCAAATCCTTGTTTTTGTCTTGTTCCACCACAAACACCAGCAATCATTTGTCCGTAATTTTCAGAAGTTGTTATTGCAGACTTGAACACTACAAAAGTTGTTGATCTTATATCTGTAATTGTATGAAGTGTTGAATCTTTATTTATTAAAACATCATTGATGCCATCAAAAGTGATGCTTGGATCAGATAAGTCTTGATTGTATGTTGGTCTTGCTGTTGATGTTGGTGCAATCATGTCATATCCATTTCCACTTTTATCATCCCATTGTGTAACAGCACCAGATGAATGTGTCAATGTAATTGCATCAGCTGAATCAAGCCATAATTTAAGACCAGTAATTTCTGATGGTTCAAATGGTAATCTGTTTGAAGACACGTCAATGTTTTGCAATGTTTGAAATGTGTATTTGAAATCAATTGACCAATCAACATCACCAAGATTGTATGCCCGATCATCTGTGTCAATCTTGAAATAAAACAATCCTTCATTTGCAATCTTCTTTGAACCAATTGCACCCTCAATGTATGGCATTGGAAATTCCAAGCTTATATCAACAATATTGAATTCAGTTGATTCTTTTGAAATGTCTTTTGATAGTTGTTGAATTGTTGGTCTATAAGAATTATTATTGTTTACAATCACACCAGAATACTTTCTGAACATGTACTTCTGTGATCTGTCTGTTGTTGTTCCTCTTTCACTTCCAGAAATTGTCATTTCAAACATCATTTGTGATGGAAAAGGCAATCTGAAAGAATTTGTTCCATTGCTTAAAATGGAATCTGAACCAGCTTCAATTGTGTATTGTCCATTTTGACCAATTGAAATTTCTTCTTTTCCATCTGTGAAACCATGTTTTATAAAATGTCCACTTTGACTTCTTCCAGTTTTATTGTACAATGGATCTGTTCCACCAGACAACATAAATTCACCACTTGCAATTGTTTGACCATAGTCACCTTGAATTGATGTGTTGAAATATGATTGTCTTGTAAATATTTTGATTTTCAAACCATCAAAATCTTGTGCTAATGGATCAGACAAGTTGTTGTTTCCGACAATGTCAAACCCTTTTATATTTGCTCTTATTGTATTATTGTTTCCATTTATGTTTGTGAAGTCTGATGAATATTCAACTAAGTTTCTGCTTCCTTTAATTATATTGAAATCTGTAATCAAATTATTATTTCCAAGAACTTGGTTGAAAACACCAGATGCAGAATTATTACCACCAAGAACAATTTCTGTTGATCTGTTTGGATTAGGAACTTTCTGTTTATGATCATTTGGATCGTTTGTTTGATTCCAGCATTGTGAAAATTCATATAAATAACCATTTGCTTGACAACATTCTTGTGTTGGTGTTTCTACCACACCACTTGAATTGTTTGTGAATATCACAATCCCACCAGCAGTTAAATAACTTGGTGATGAAGTACATTCTATTCCAGAAGTTGCAATCAAATTTGTTCTTTGAACCTTTACTAATTCAACATTGCAATTTCCTTGTCCAATTAATGGATAATTGCTGATCTTATTTATTCTGAAATATTCATTTTTAACAAATATAATGTCATTGAAATTTAGATTGTTTATGTCTAAAGCTGACAATTTGAAAGTTGCAATCAATAGTCTTGCCTCCCTTGAATATGTTTCTTCAATGTATCTTTTCCAATAAACAGAATAAGCTCCATTCAATGGAACTGGATAACCTAAAGCACCAGTTGATTCACCCATGAATGAAAGACATTTTGTTTGTGGTGTGACAACAATATCTTCATAATTTTGAAATATTGAAAAATTGCTTAATTGTTGTGTTGCAGATGTATCTGTCAACCAAACAGATTCACCAGTTATATCTGATCCACCATACCCAGAATAATATGATAATTTAAACCCAGAAACAGATTCACCATTTCCATTGTGACAAATGCTTGATCTGATTCCAGTATTTGGAATGTAGCTTGTGATTGTTGGATTGAATATTGTTTTTATTTCTTCCTTGTCTTTTCCAAAATCGTTTGAAGTATTATCAACATATTGTGATCCATATATTTTTGAAGTTTGCTGTTCAAATAATGAATTCATGAAATCATCAGATTTCTGATCTGTGAAGATTAATGATTTTGCTTGAAGATCAGCAGTTGGTTTTAATTGTACATCTTTTGAAACATCAAGTTTTTCTGTCCAATCCAAATCACTTCCTTGATCAATCCAATCTGAATATGGTTGAATATAAAGATGTGTAGGTTGTTGATCATCTGGAATGATTACCAAGTTGAATTTCTTTGCGAATGATGTAATGAAATCAATTGCCTTGACTTTTGGAAAGTTTCTTGCAACATCAAAACCAAGTATTCCAGTTGTTGGTGTTGGTGTTCCATCTACATCAATAGAATAAGTTTGTGGTAATGGAATAAATTGAACAATACCAGATTGCACCGTAATTGTTGCGCTTTCATTCTGTGAATCTGTTACAAGACATCTGATCTCATATTCATTGTTAACATTTAAAAAATAAGTTTCAAATGAAATTGCCAATGCAAAATCAACTACTTGGACAATATCCAATGGGAATCCAGTGATAA